AATAAAATGACAGAGAATGGGTTATTTTTAACTTTCTCAGTTAATTGACCCCCTTCATCATAACCAACATAACCAGGAGGAGAACCGATTAATCTCGATACACTGTGTTTTTCCATGAACTCACTCATGTCAACCCTAATAACGTTTTCTTCCGAACCGAATAATGTACCTGCAATTGTTTTAGCAAGAAATGTTTTACCCACACCTGTTGAACCTAAAAAGATAAATGAACCAATAGGTCTTGAGGTATCTTTTATACCGACTCTACTTCTTCTTATTGATTTTGAAATGATTGAGACCGCATTTTCCTGTCCAATAACCTTTTCACCTAAAATATTTTCTAATTCAAGTAATTTTTGTGTTTCGTTAACATCCAATTTGGTAATAGGTACTCCCGTCATTTCAGATACGATATTATACACATCATCGATGACAACTGGTACCTTATTATCTTTTTGATTTATTATCCAATTTTCTTTTTCCTCCTCTAATTTTTTCTGAACTTTTTTCTCATCATCTCTTAATTTAGCAGCCAATTCGTAGTTCTGATTTTTTACAACCAATATCTTTTTTTCCTTAATAGTGTCAACCTCTTTTTTAAGTTGTTCAATTATTTCGGGAATTTTAGTTGAGACTTTTTTCTCTGAACCCAATTCATCTAAAATATCAATAGCCTTATCGGGAAACTGTCTATCAGTGATATATCTCGAAGATAATAGAACAATTGTATCCACAACACCTTCACCATATGAAACTTTATGAAATTCTTCATATGATGGTTTTAAATTATTTAAAATTTCAGTGGTTTCACTTGCTGTTGGTTCTTTTAATGTGATTTTTTGAAATCTCCTAACAAGTGCACTATCCTTTTCTATATGTTTTTTATATTCGTCAAACGTTGTTGCACCTATACATTGCATTTCTCCTCTCGCTAATGCAGGTTTCAATATATTGGCAGCGTCCATCGCTCCACTCGCATTACCTGCACCAACCATGGTATGTAATTCATCAATGAATACAATAACATTTGGATTTTCCTGTAATTCATTTAAGATTGCCTTAATACGTTCCTCAAATTGACCTCTATATTTTGTACCTGCAACCAATGACGTTAAATCTAAAGAGACTAAACGTTTATCTAAAAGATTGTTTGGACAATTTCCTTTATGTATCATTATGGCTAATTTTTCAACTAATGCAGATTTTCCCACACCGGCGTCTCCCACAATTACTACGTTATTTTTCTTTTTTCGAGATAATATCTGTGATATTCTTTTAACTTCCTTATCTCTACCCACAACTGGGTCAATTTTACCTTCTTCGGCCATTTTGATTAAGTCCCTTGAGAAATTATCTAAAATTGGTGTCGATGAGCTAGTTCTTCTACTCTTTTGATTTTGTCTTGGTCCTTCTTCAAAGAAATCTACTGCCATATCTAATATTTTTTTAGTTCAATACAAATGTAACATAAATTATTCTAAAAAACAAACACATGTCAAAATGTCAAAAAATTGATGTTGATATTTATTAAAAAAAATCGTATATTGTATCATAAATAAAATATTATGGGAATTATATCAGAACAAATTAACGGTAAAATTATTAACGTTGACATCACGTCATCAAACATCAAATCAGCTCAGTACGACACTGAAACTGAAACATTAACCATCACTTTCAATAATGGCGGTATTTATGAGTATTATAAGTTCCCTTGGTCTCATTTCACCAAATTTAGAATGGCGGAATCCCAAGGTAAGTTCTTTAATACGAATATAAATGGTAAATATAAATTCCAAAAAATAAAATGATAGGTAAGTCCTTAGTTGATGAACTTTTTGAAGATAGTGAATTAGATAATAAAATTTTAAAGTCGTTTTCGGCTAAAGATGAGTTAGATAGTAACATTTTTAAAAAAGTTAAAGATTCATATAAAATGGATGATAAAGTTAGAGAGACTTTATTGAAGATTACCGATGAGTTCATTGATTTCATAGGAGTTGAATTTTTTGTTCATGATATCGTATTAACCGGGTCCTTATCAAATTACAATTGGTCTGAGTTCTCCGATGTTGATTTACACATATTGGTAGACATGGATGAGAATGGTAAAAGTAAAAAGATTAACAATGATACCTACCATCACTTAGTAAAAGAGTTTTTGGATGCAAAGAAGAACATTTGGAATGAAAAACATGATATCAAAATAAAAGGATATGATGTTGAGTTATATGTTCAGGATGTTGACGAAAAACACGTGTCTTCGGGTGTCTATTCAGTATTAAACAATAAGTGGATAGTTGAACCTCAGAAGACTAAGGAGTTCATCGATGACCGAAAAATAATCGAAAAAGGTGAAGAATATATGAAGTTAATTGATAGGTTAATTGAGAAATCAAAAACAAACTTAGACCTATCTGACCAAATTGAATCCTTAAAATCGAAGATTAAACGTTTCAGACAAAGTGGTTTAGAACAGGGTGGGGAATACTCTTACGAGAACTTAACCTTCAAATTATTAAGGAGAAACGGCTACATTCATAAGTTATTAACACTAAAAACGGATATAACAGATAAAAAATTGTCTATAACACAATAACAAGAGTTATTTTTTTCCGTATATCAATGTATTTATAGGATAAGAATAACTTCATTTAACAACACAAAAATGGGAGATTTAAAACCAATCGGTAGTGAGAAATTAAAAGGCGAGGATAAATTAAAAAGAATCCTTGAACTCACATACTTTAATGAAAATAAAAATACACCGACTAACCCTCGTGCGGAGATTATTAAAGAGTCTACAACAGGGGGTATTTACGGAATTGTCAAAGAAAAAGACAGTTACTATGTTAAAAGAGGTTTGAATGAAAGTTCTCTTGATTACATTGGTGGAATGTTTATGAAAAATAAGAATAGATTTTCATCATATTCAGAAGCGCTTAAGAGACTTGAACTATTAAAGGGACAAGAAGAATTACAAGAAGCAACAAAATATGTTCTAAAACAAAACAAACCTGTAGATATGCCAGCACCGTCTGTTGAGGCTCCAATGGCTCCTCCATCAGAAGTTGCAGCTGAGGCTCCATTAGCATTACCACCTGCTGAAGGTGATATGCCAATGTCTGACGCGGGTGTGGAAGAATTACCACCAAGTGGTGAGGAATTACCTCCAGCACCTGAAGAAGGTGAAGGTGGAGACGATTCTGACCCATTGAAGTTGATTCAAAAATTAACAGGTAAACTTGGTCAAAGATTAAGAGATGCTCAGGAAGACATGGAAAGTGATGACATTAAATATGTTATTAATTCAGTTGTATCTGCATTGAATTTAGATAAGTTAGATTCGGAAGATAAAGAAGAAATTCTTACACAATTCGAAGATGAAGATTCATATGAGGGTGAAGAATCACCTGAAATGGGAGACGAAATGCCAGCAGCACCTGAAACTGAAGATAGTGAATTAGGTGAAGAGAATGATTTCGCAATGGACGCATTAGAAAACTTAATCAACACATCATTTGGTGATGATGAGGATGAAGTTGATGAACCATTTGTTGTGTCTAAACCACAAGATACTGACGATTACAAAATGAAAATCAGTCCGGGTGGTGAAGAAGATGAGTACTTTAGAAGTACTTCAAGAGATTTTAATTCTGACTTTGATTTAGATGATGAGGATGATGAAGATTATTTCAGTTTTGATATCAAAGAAGAAGACCCAATTGGTGATGAACAAGGAATGACAGATGAAACTGTTGAATTAGATATTAACGAATTAACGGATGTTATTAACCAAAGTGTTAAAGAAGCGTTAGGAAAATACTTAAAATAAAATGTTTTTATTATACATCAATGAACTTGGAAGGGACTATAAAGGTCAACGACAATATGAGTTTATTTTCGGAAACGACATTGAGGTATTGGAAGACGAATGGTTTATAATTCCATCATCGGGTAGAGCAGTTCCACCTCAGATTGAGTTTATTGATTTAGTTGGGTTATTAAAAAACTCAGATTTAGAACTTGAACTTGTACAAAACTCTGATTATTTTGGAATGATTGACGCGGTTGATGGAATTGTTGCATTAGGGTGGGAAGATTTTGATAAGGAATCAGAAGAAAGACCAATTAGAGTTTCTTTTCATTTTGGTGAAGAATATGAGACGGTTGTTGAAAAATTAGAATCTAAAGGTTTGGAATTAATAAACGAAGAAATTAAAGAATAATTTTGATGAAAAGAAATGAAATAGTACAAAGATTAATGGTGGAGGGGTTTTCTCCAAAAACATTAGTTAATATGACTGACAAACAATTAAACATGTTATCAGTAAGAATACTTTCTGAGGGAACAGTTATGATTCCAAAAGATAGTCCTACCTATGTTGCTGATGTCGAAGCAGCAAAAAAATCTAAAAAAACAATTGAAACTTACGAAGGTGAAGTTAAAGAAGATTTAAAGGGAAACCAAAAAAAGTTAGATAAAAACCATAACGGTAAAATTGATGCTCAAGATTTTAAAATACTAAAAGGTAAAAAGAAAGAAGTAAAAGAAGGTCGTTGTGGGAAGTGTGATTGTGAAGAATGTGAGTGTGAAAAGAAAGAAGTTAACGAATGGGTTGATTCTTTGGTAGAAAATCAGTATTATTCATTTACAAGTAAAAATGAAATTATGGAAATGATTAGTACAAAATTAAATGAACAAGGTCCTGCAATTGCTGAACCGGATATCGATGTTGAACCAGATATTAGAGAACCAAAAGTAAATCCTGACCAAGACCCCTTTATCGACCCATGGGAAAACCCTAATGAAGGTCCCGACCCAAGTCCTAAGTTTAAAAAAGATAGCTCAGAATTACCTGACTTTATGAGATTCAAAGACATTATAAATTCATTCAACTAATGGCCAAAGATAAAGTAACAAACAAAGAGAAGAAACCACTCATATTGGGTCAAAAAGAAGAACCGAAAGAACAAATGACGTTTGATGACGACAGTAGACCTAGTCCTGACGTTCAAACCGATTTATCAAATAAGGAAACTCCATTTGATAAGGTTGACTTCCCTGAAGCACCAGAGCAACATAGTAACTATGAAGAATTATTAGCTTCTGAAGAATATAAACACGCTTTAGATAAATTAGCAGAATATACGGGAGTTAGAAACATTGGTACAGGTATTAATGGTCAGTACGCTCAGTTATCGAATCAGGCGGCAAGAATATTACAAGAAGTAATGAGAGCCGAAACTTCACATGAGGAAGAATTGGAACAGCTGTGTGAAAGAATTATTAGAAATTATTTTAAAATACCTGAGAATAAGATTCAATTTGATTTTAAATTGGTTAAACAAGCAATAAAATTAAATAAAAGTCAAACTAAACAAGAGTTACAACAAAAAGAAGAAGAGTTAGCGGATGACGTTAATGAATTAAATCCTGAAAGAGCAAAAAGAAGAATAATTAACGCAATGACTCAAGGTCATGCTGTTGATGGTTCATATCTTTATGAGACGGTATCTACTGAATTAGAAGCTATTATGGGTGTTGAGGGAATTGTTGAGAAGTACTCAATATTTGTTTCAACAATGATGTTAGGATATTGGCAAATTCCAAATGAGATGATGGCGGCCGCTGGCGGTGGTGAAGGTGAAGGTGGTGCAGGTAAAACAAGAATAGACACATCAACAAATCCTCCAACAATTTACGCTGAGGCGATGATATTCCCTTTTTTAATACATGAGGCAATAAAAGGAGTTATGGAGTTTTTAGGTAAAGAAAGAAAACCTGAAAATCCTGAGAATTATGAAAAGGCCAAAGATTTAGAGGACCAAATACAACATGAAATATGGGACATTAGATTAGGTAGAGCAATTTGGAAAAGATTAACAAATCTTTATCCTAATGCAATTGTAACAGATGAAGAAAAAAAGAAAATACAATACTATATCTACGTAAACATTGCCAATTTACCCGTTAAAGAGTTTTTATTATTGTTTAAAGAAATAATGGAAGGTACCGAAATGGGTAGAACCTTAATCGGAGCCATATATTATGATTTATCAAGAAAGGTCGACAATGAAACAGTCACTAAATCTGAATCCGAGTTTAGGAGATTAATGGATGAACTGATGGAAAAAAATAAAGACGAGAATTTTACGGACTTTCTCTCACAAATGGGAATAGGGTTATCAAAATAAAATGAAGGTCTCAATTCGAGACCTTTAATTTTTATATTTATTAGTATGAGTAGAATAGAACAATTACATGAATATGCTCGAATAATTAAAGATGCACCATATGCGTTAAAGACGTATTTGCAAACATACGATAATACTCAAAAAAAATATGTTCCATTAGAACTGTTTCCTGACCAAATTCAATTGATTAAGGATTATGAAACTTATAATGAGAATATCACAAGAAAATATAGACAAGCGGGGGTTACTACGGTAACTGCAGCTTGGATTTCAAAAAAACTACAAACAGCAAAAAATACGGAACCTGAAAGGGTGTTGATAATTGCGAACAAACGTGATACCGCAATTGAGATGGCTAATAAAGTTAGAAACTTTTTAGAACAATGGCCAGAGTGGATTAACGTTGGGTTTTCACCCGATAAAAACTCAGAAAGTAGATTTAGATTAAATAACGGTTGTGAGGTTAAGGCAGTTGCAACCTCACCTGATGCGTTACGTGGTTTTACACCCACAATACTTGTATTTGATGAGGCCGCGTATATCGATGCGGGTGAGGATTTTTGGGCGGCATCTATGGCGTCCCTATCTACGGGTGGTAAGATTATTCTTATCTCAACCCCAAATGGATATGACCCAATTTACTACGGTGTTTATGACCAAGCGTTACGTGGTATTAATGACTTCCACATTACCGATTTAAGGTGGTTTAAAGACCCACGTTACACTAAAGATTTAAGATGGATAAAGTGTACTGATATTGTACATTATATGTTAAATAGGGAACAGTACAACGATGATGAGATTGTAATGTCTGATTTTGATATTGAGAAATATACAGAATACTTAGATGATGGTTATAAACCACTATCGTCGTGGTTCGAGTCTATGTCTAAAAAGTTTAAATACGATAGACGTATGATTTCTCAGGAATTGGAATGTGATTTCTTAGGTTCAGGAGATTCTGTTATTCCTGGTGATATTCAAGAAAATATTGCTAAAAACATGATTCGTATTCCAAATGAAAAATATATGCAGGGTACGTTTTGGCATTGGAAAGAACCAATACAAGGTCACAGATACATTATGGGTGTCGACGTTAGTAGAGGAGATAGTGAAGATTTTTCATCCATCAATATAGTTGATTTTGATGATAGAGAACAAGTGGCCGAATATATCGGTAAGATACCTCCAGATGATTTAGCCGCAGTTGCATATAAATGGGGACTATTATATGGTGCATTTATAGTAATTGATATTACAGGAGGTATGGGAGTTGCAACATCAAGAAAGTTGCAAGAAATGAATTATAAAAATTTATACATAGATGGTATCAATACTCAAAATATTTGGGAGTATAATAAGAAAGCAACGGAAAAAATACCCGGTATAAATTTTAACAACAAAAGAACACAAATAGTTGCCGCATTTGAAGAACAATTAAGAAAAGGATTCATTGTTAGGTCTAATAGATTATTAGGTGAATTGAATACTTTTGTTTATCTTAACGGTCGACCTGACCACATGAAAGGACAACACGATGACTCAATTATGAGTATGTCCATGGCATTGTATGCTGGTGACATGTGTTTCAATCAATTGGAAAGGAATGAGAACGCGAATAAAGCGATGTTAGAATCGTGGACTGTATCTGAAAGAACGTATGAACCAAATAAATCATTTTATTCTTATGGAACGTCATTTGACCCAATAGGATTAATGGCGACAGACGATAATTTATTTCACGGTGATAACCCATCAAACGTCTCAAAAGATACTTATAGAGAAAACTCATGGTTATTCGGTAAACGAAGATAACCATTGATTATTAGAGAAAAATAACTTAGATTGTTATAAATAGTATTTATAGATATGGCAAAACAAAATTTAACGATATTTCAAAAGTTAACTAAAACATTTGGTTTTCAAGGTCCTAATGTAGAGGCACCACCATCTTTTCAATTTTCAAAAGATGAGTTATTAAAAACCGACAGTAAAGAAGATTTTGAAAATGCGTTATTACAAGCACAACAGAATCAATATGTTGCCGATAAATGGGCAAAAATTGACCAATCGTTATATAACCAATCGGTATATTACGAACCAAATAGATTATCAGCTTATTATGATTATGAATCTATGGAGTTTACTCCTGAAGTTTCTGCTTCATTAGACATCTACGCGGAAGAATCGACAACGATGTCGGAGAAGGGTGAGATATTAACGATATATTCTGAATCTAAAAGAATTGAAAACATTTTAACAGATTTATTCAACAATGTCTTGGACATTAATACTAACCTACAAATGTGGGCGAGAGGTATGTGTAAGTATGGTGATGATTTTGTTTATTTAAAAGTAGACCCAGATAAGGGTGTAATTGGTTGTCAACAATTACCAAACATTGAAGTTGAGAGAATTGAGGGTGCGGTTCAGAAGGTACCAAATCAAACGGGGTTTAATACTAATACTAAATTACCATCTAGAGAATTAAGATTCGCATGGAAAAATAAAGATTTAGAATTTCAAGCTTGGGAAATTGCTCACTTTAGATTATTAGGTGACGATAGAAAGTTACCGTATGGTACATCTATGTTAGATAAGATTAGAAGAATTTGGAAACAACTTTTACTTGCTGAAGATGCGATGTTAATTTATAGAACATCAAGAGCTCCTGAAAGACGTGTGTTTAAAGTGTTCGTCGGTAATATGGATGATAAGGACATTGAACCTTACGTACAACGTGTTGCTAATAAATTTAAAAGAGACCAAGTTGTTGACCAAAAGAACGGTCAAGTGGATATGAGATATAATCAAATGGCGGTAGACCAAGATTATTTTATTCCTGTTCGTGACCCGGCACAAACAAGTCCGATTGAAACATTACCAGGCGCTGCGAATTTAGGTGAGATTGCCGATATTGAATACATCCAAAAGAAATTATTGGCGGCATTACGTATTCCTAAAGCATTCTTAGGTTTTGAAGAAGTTGTTGGTGATGGTAAGAACCTTGCTTTAATGGATATTCGTTTCGCAAGAACTATCAATAGAATACAGAAATCATTAATTCAGGAATTAAATAAAATTGCATTAGTTCACTTATACCTTTTAGGTTTAGAAGATGAACTACACAATTTCACATTATCCTTAACAAACCCATCTGCTCAATCTGATTTATTACGTATCGAACAGTGGAAAGAAAAGATTACCTTATATAAGGATGCAACATCTGACCAATCACAAATGGGTATTTTACCTGTATCACATACTTGGGCTAAAAAGAATATCCTTGGTTTAAGTGATAACGACATCGTATTAGATTTACAACAACAACGTCTTGAGCGTGCATTAGGTGCTGAACTTATGATAACTAACACAATCATAAAACGTTCTGGTGTGTTTGATGAAGTCGATAAGAAGTATGGTATCTCTGAAGATGAAAGAACTAAATTAGAATCCGCGGGTGCGGGAGGAGCGGCAGGAGCTGACGCAGGAATGGGTGGTGATATGGGTATGCCACCAGCAGCGGAAGCCGCACCAATGGATGCAGCAGCACCGTTGAGTGAGAGTAGAAAAAATAAAATATTAGGAATGTTAGGTGAAGGTGATGAAATTGCTGACTTATTTGATATTAATAAGGCCCAACAGAATATTTATGAAATAGAGAATAAATTAAAAGATATCTTAAACGATTAAAAATGACAAAATTTGGAACACTAAAAACTAAAATGTTAAGTAAATTAACTGAAGCTTATACTAAACAGAATAAGGCGGAAATGAAAGACATTTTAAACACAATTAAAGAAAACAAAGATTTCAAAGAAATGTATTTGTTTTATGAAGATATCGAAACCAAGTATTTCGATAATAAAGAAAACGCAAGACAATACGTTGATGGGATTGGTTCCATTTTAAAAAATCATATGGTAACATTACAAGAATTTTGTAATACTTTAGATAAGAAAATAGATATTAGTGACATCAATGAAAATGAGGTGTATGCTGCTCTTGACCATTTATGTGAAAGAGACATGTTAGGTAACGTAGAGAAGAAGGTTGCAGCTAAGAATAGACTTATGGAACATCTTACAACTAAAAGAGAACCGGTGGTATCTGAAGACACAACTTATACATCTAACGAGAATTTACTACACGCAGTGTTAGCAAATAACTTTAATGTATTATACAACAACAATCTAACTGAAGAACAAAAAGAAGAACTTAAATCAATTCTATCATTATCCAATGAAGAAATTGAAACTAAGACTGTAGATTTAAAAGAAAGTATTTTAAGTTCGGTGTCCACATTATTGAATGAGGCTAACGATTCCAATCTAACTAAAAAACTAAATGACGTTAAGGATGAAGTATCCCAAATGTCACCATCAAGGTATAATGTATATAGATTAACAGAATTGAAAAACGGTCTTATTTAAGACCGTTTTTTATTTGTTCAACGTATATTGCATTTAATACTTCTTTCCTTCTTACTACTGAAGGTTTAACAAATTCTTTCCTTTCTCTCAAATTTTGAATTTGTTTAGTTTTATGAACTTTATTTTTATAACTCTTTAGAGCTGTTTCAAGGTTCTTTTCCTTACTTAAATCGATAATAATCATTATATTCTAGTTTATTTATTAATATTTTTTTGATTTACCAAATATTTTGGTTATATTTTATGTATCACCATAATAAAATAAATATGAACAAAATTAATGAAAACAGGGAAATTTTTACCCTTGGGACACCATCATAACGTTAAAATAGGATATGGTACTGTGGATTACAAAAATCTAAAGACAATATACTTGAAATTTAACTCATGGTTACTTCCAAACAACGACACAACCGATTATGAATCTGTAATCGCAAAAACAAGAAGAACAATAAAATCGAGAATTTACGATTTAAACAATCAATACTTCAAAAGAGAATGTATTGTTGATTTAGATGTAAGAACCAAAGGAATTAAATTGGATAAAAAATCATTCATGAACTTAGAGATAACGTTTTATGTTGAAAAGACATTCGATATTAAATCAAAAGAAATTAAAAATTTAATGAAAGAAATATGTGAAACTATTATTGTTAATGATTTAAATGATAGGAATATATTTAATTTTTTCAAAAACAAAGATTAACTCTCGATATTGATGTATTTATAGTAATAAAAACTATAAATGAAGGTACTAGGAGCAAACGAAACGGGAAGAGGAATATTAATTGAATATGACGCTGGTCATGTATCTCCCGACGACAATAAGAAGATTATAGCAGAAATGAAGGATATGGACTTTTCACAAGACCTTATCCTTTATGCTGTTTTACAGAAGTACGACACACCAAATAAAAACGGGAGAATCTATCCCGAATCTCTTTTAAAGAGAGAAAACGACAAATACCAAACACTTATACAAAAAGGTGGTGCTCTTAACGAGTTAAACCACCCCTCATCTTCACTTATCGATTTAGATAGAGTTTCACATTCTATTTTAGAAACGTGGTGGGATGGTAGAATCCTTATGGGTAAGATAAAATTATTCACTTCTCCAGGTTGGAAGAAAATGGGTATAGTATCCACTAAGGGTGACCAAGCTGCAATGTTAATTATGAATGGGGCAACTTTAGGTATTTCCTCACGTGGTGTTGGTTCATTAAAAAGTATTAAAGGTCAAAATATCGTTCAAGAAGATTTTGAATTGGTATGTTTTGATTTAGTGTCGTCTCCATCAACACCCGGAGCGTATGTTTTCCAAGATTTAGGTGATAGAGACAAATTCCAAGAATCTGTTGAAGAAGAACCTAAAGATATGGACAAAATGAAATCACTAATGGGGAAACTTGATAGTTTTTTATCGAAATAGTAATTTTTATTAGTATATCGATATTGAAAACGAAATTTTCCATAAAACCGTAGTATTTATAAGATAACAAAACAAATAATTAGAATGAGTCAAAAATCCGTTTTAGAACAAGCGTTACTTCAAGTTAATACACTTGAAGAAGCCGTAAAGCAAAATGCAAAGGGTATACTTTCTTCAGTAATGAAGCAAGAACTAAATGATTTGCTTAAAGAACAAGCAGAAGACGAGGACCTACCAATGGTTCCTGATGAAGAAGAACAAGATGTTACAGGTGATGAACCTGGAGATGATGAAACTTCGATAAGCGACGAAACCGCAGATGACACCGATTCAGAAGATGAAGAGGCTCCATCTTTAGATGACGAAGCATCCGACGAAATGGCAGATGAACCAGCCGATGACGATTCAGAAGACGTACTTGATATGACTAGTGCATCTGATGAGGAAGTATTGAAAGTGTTTAAAGCTATGAAACCTGAAGATGGTATTGTTGTTAAAAAAGATGGTGACACTATTAGCTTCTCTGATGAAGATGATGAATACATCATCAAATTAGATTCAGAAGGATTCGACGATGAAATGGCAGAAGGTGATGTTGAAGCCCCTATGGCTGAAACTGACGGTATAATGCCAGATGATATCAACGAAGAGTTTGATGAAGAAGGTGACGAAACTATCTATGAAATCACACTTGACGAGGAAGAACCTGAATTATCTGATGAAGAAATTTCTGAAGAAGATGAAGAAGAAGAACCCGCTAAGGAAGTTGAGGCAACTGAAGCAGCAAGAACATTTGCAAACGACGCAAGAAAGCCGGCTACACAAGGTAAAAAATTCCAAGCTGGTCGTCATGAAATGAACGAAGAAGTTGAAAAGTTGAAGAAACAAAATTCTGAATACAAAAAAGCTTTAATTCTTTTCAAAGACAAACTTAACGAAGTTGCAGTATTCAACGCTAATTTAGCATACGCTACAAGATTGTTCACTGAACATTCAACAACAAAAAATGAGAAATTGAATATTTTGAAGAGATTTGATACAATTTCTACAATAAAAGAATCAAAAAATCTTTACTCTTCTATTAAATCTGAATTAGACACTAAAAAACCAATGACTGAGTCAGTAGTAGAAAAGTTAATTTCAACTCCAACAACATCTTCAACTGAAGTTTTATCTGAAGCGAAAGCTTACGAGAATCCACAGTTTAAGAGAATGAAGGATTTGATGAGTAAAATGAAATAAAATAATAAAAATAAAACCAAAAAACAAAATATTTTAAAATGGGAGCATTATTAGAATCAGGTATGGTCGGTAACATAGGTCTTAAGCACCTTAGAGTTATCAAAGAAGATACCATCAAAAAATGGGACGAATTAGGATTCTTAGAGGGTCTTGGTGGTCACCAAAAAGATAACATCGCGCAATTGTATGAAAACCAAGCGTCTTATTTAATCAACGAAGCAGCAGTTTCTGATGCTAGTGGTTCTTTCGAGACAGTAGTTTTCCCAATTATCCGTCGTGTGTTCTCTAAATTATTAGCTAACGATATCGTATCTGTACAAGCTATGAACTTACCAATCGGTAAATTATTCTACTTCATTCCTAAAATTCAGGAAAGAAACAGTGGAGACCATTACGCACCTTACGGTGGAGCAAATGGTGTAACTGCAAATACTGACGTAGATGCTGGTTATGGTACAAATTCAAGAAATCTTTATGACCGTTTCTACGAAGCGGGAGATGGTAACAGCCCTGATACAGGATTGTTCGATTACTCTAAAGGTTCTTACGATGATGTTACTTTAAGTGGTGCTGCGATTGTTGCATTCTCTGACGGAGTTGCTGCTGACGTAGCTGTATCAGGTTTAACTGGAACTTCTCAATCTTCATTGGTTGTTAAATTCTCAGGTTTCACTAAAGATGGTCAAGGTAAATTAATCGGACCAAACGGTTCTGTTATGGATACTGAAGAGTTCTTAGCTTCTGCTGTAGTTAATTTCGGTGGTGAGTCTAAAAACTTTAACATCGTAACTCAAAAATACGGTAAAGGTATTATCGAGTACGGTAAAAAATCAACTTCTACTTACCCAGGTGGTAAATACAATGACCTTTGTGATGAAGAAGGTACAATCTACGTTAACGTTGATTTACAAACTTACAGTTCAACTGCAGGTTTTGCAAACGTAACTTTAGCTTCAGGTTTTACTCCAAGTAACATCTCATTGGCTTTCAGAGTTTACTCTGATATGGAATTTGAAGATAACATCGGTGAAGTTTCTTTTGATTTACAATCTGTAACTGTTTCTGTTACTGAAAGAAAATTAAGAGCTTCTTGGTCTCCTGAATTGGCTCAAGACGTTAGTGCATTCCACAACATCGATGCTGAAGCTGAATTAACAGCTTTATTATCTGAGCAAATCGCAGCAGAGGTTGACCGTGAAATCTTACGTGATTTACGTAAAGGTGCAGCTTGGTCAGCTAAATGGGATTACAATGAGTGGAAATACGGTAACGGTGGTTCATCTTACGCAGGTTACACTCAAAAAGATTGGAACCAAACATTGGTTACAAAAATCAACCAATTATCAGCTCAAATCCACAAATCTACCTTAAGAGGTGGAGCAAACTGGATTGTTGTATCTTCTGAAGTTTCTGCAGTATTTGATGACTTGGAATATTTCCACGTTTCAAACGCAGGTGCTGAGCAAGACCAATACAACATGGGTATTGAGAAAGTTGGTACATTAGCAGGTAGATACCAAGTTTACCGTGACCCTTACTTCCCAGCTAATAAAATATTAGTAGGACACAAAGGTAAGTCATTGTTAGACGCAGGTTATGTATACGCACCATACGTGCCGTTACAATTAACTCCAACAATGTACAATCCTTTTAACATGACACCGATTAAAGGTATCATGACAAGATACGCTAAGAAAATGGTTAATAACCGTTTCTTCGGTACTATCACAGTAAGAGGATTACAATCTTTCAGTTTAGATACTTTAAGATAATCTTAATGGATATTAATAAAAAAACCCTCGAAGAAATTCGGGGGTTTTTTGTTTCAATTATTTTTACTATATTTGTACAATGGGTGATGTCGATTACAATAAATTAAGATTAGACGTTTTAGAGAAAATGATATATTCGAGAAGTATCGAATGTAAAATGAGGAAAGACGAGATGGTTAAGATGTTGAAATTAGACGATGAGGGAAAGTATAAACCACCCATGAAGGAGACAACATACGAAAAATCAGATGGTGGGTATCTTGTTAGTATAGATTTAAGTAATCAACCTCACTTAATACAAATGGGTAATTTAGTTTTTAAAAAAGAAGCTAAAAATCTACATAGATTCTCCAATGGTATGTTACACTATTGGTCAAAACAAAAATTAATGTAATATGAATTGGACTGAATATTTTTTAAACATCGCAGAACAGGTTAAACTGAAATCTAAGGACCAATCTACACAGATAGGTGCAGTTATCGTTGGGGAGGACAAAGAGGTCCTTTCTACGGGTTATAATTCATTTCCGAGGGGATTGGACGATTCTTTACAAGAACGTCAGGAAAGACCTGAAAAGTACTTTTGGATGGAACACGCAGAACGTAATGCAATTTATAATGCTGCTCGTATTGGAGTGTCTCTAAAAAATTCAACAATTTATCTTACTTCGGGATTACCTTGTATGGATTGCGCAAGAGGTATTGTTAATTCAGGAGTTAAAATTGTTTACTGTAAACAGGTGTGTACAACTAAGAATAAAGATAAATGGGAAGAATCCCAACAGAAAAGTCTTGAGTTACTTGGTGAGTGTGGTGTTGATGTAATTTACTATTAATTACCAAGTTTTACAAGCCCAATATCTAGGTTTCCAACGTGGACCCGGTGAATCACATTTCATTCTAGCTCTAAAGGATTTTCTTCTTTTTGGGTTATTCTTTTTAATAACCATTCGTTTACCCTTTGCAGACTTACCACCAAACCCAAAGTTTACCTTTACAACCTTACCACTATCGTTCTTAACGTAGACTTTAAATTTCTTAATATCTCCTTGCATGATTTTACCTAATTGAACTTTACGACCTTGGTATTCAGCCTCCATTAGAGTTTCATCAAAAATAATGTCACTATCCTCAACTGTACCTAACTCATCTTCATAGATTAAATCGATATCATCTCCGAATAAATCTAAGTCTTCATTCTCATAAAGTTCTCTACATTCGTCGATTAATTTATTATATCCTTCAGTTCCAATTTTGTATATGTTTTCAACAAGAGTCTTTTTTGATGATAATTGATATCTTAATGCGTTAGAAATGTCAACAGACTCGTTAATAAGTTTAGGTGATAATTTTTCTAAATTAAGTCTAATATATTGAGTTTCAGTTATTTTCACTTTAATACCACTATTTTTTGGTTCATTATTGTGTCCACATTTATGGCACACATATGGGTCATCTCCACCTTCAGACAATTTCCAAGACCAATCACAACCACTACAATTAACTTTATTTAATTTTTTATTTTCGTCGAAATGTGTCATAGTTGGTTTATTACCTTTACCAACTTTTGGGTCTTTCTTTTCCGCTCTTCTTTTTTGTGATGTCATTGCTTCCTTTTCTTTTTTATCATAAGATGAGGCAACTTTTGGTGTTTCTTTAGATACTTTCTTAGATGGTCTACATTTAGGATATGATTTACCATCCGCGTCTTTTCGACCACATGGTGGGTGTTTTCCGTCAACTTTTTTGCTTACGTCAACCCATTTTTCCTTAAACCATCTTCTAAGGTCTTCTTGTAAGACCTCTCCCGATTTTAACGATTCTTCTATATATTCCTTATCTTCTTTGGATACTATAATATTCATATTATTTACATTTTTTCCAACCACCACCTTTAGCCTTGTAATTTTTTGCCGCCCAACCATTTGCATATGCACTTGGGTAAACATCAAATTTAGATTTAGCTGCCGCTTTAGATGCTGACCATTTTGCTGGGTCCGTTGGACAATTTTTACTTTCGTCTATTTCACCATATGATTCGTTAATGTCATCTTCTTTCTTTGTTTCATTCATAAAGAAATCAAAAACTTGGTCCATATTGTTCTTAGCTTCAGACACGTGGTCATCAGCCCAATCGTGACCGTTTTTTATAATCGAATCTAATTGATTAGGGTCCATTTTCAATAACATTTCACATTGTCTTTGAATTTGTTGTAAATTACTGAAGAACATATAATTTTCAGTCATTTTACGTTCGTTCTCTAAAATCGTTTCGTTTAGATGTTTTCTAATTGATTGTTGTAAATTCATTTCTATAAATATTTTATTTTTCTGAAATAATTTCAAATTTTATCTCATCTTTATAATATATTTCTTCACTATGTGTTTTGGCCTTAATCTCAACAAAATATTCTCTTGGGATTAAATAACTTGTATCTAACATAAATGAATTTTCATTCGTTCTATCTAATTTAGTCCAATCAAATACAGTGACGTTAGTTTTACCTTCTTTAATGTAAATTCTGTAGAATACATCATCAAATAACACAGACATTGGTTGATTTATTGACCTAAAGGTCACCACCACTTTTTTGTTGTCACCTCTTTTAATCTTTTCATTCATTTTGACACCAAAAAATTGAACACTATATCTCTCTAATTCTGTTTGATTAGCACCGATGGTAAATAATGATGTATGTTGTTTAGGTACGAATTTTTGAATAACATCACTAAAATCAACGCCGTCTAATTTTATGTTTTTCCATTTATCAAAATAGAACCTTTTACCGTCACAAAGTACCCCTGTTAATCCGAAAGTTACTTTATAAACACCTTTTCTAATTTTAGTAGTTGTAAGACCCGTTAGACTTGGTATCGGGTTACTTGATGAATCTAATATATCAACAATTGGTAATTCATCTAAATCATAACTATTGGTTCCTTTAGTGACATATAGGTAAAGGTTTCTATTGATTTCCGCAATAAAATTCTCTCTATTGTCTTCAATCGTATCTTCAAACACCGTTTCAACAAAAGGTTCAAAGAACGTTTGTGTATATTTTGTGAAAAATGCAACTGATTGGTCGACAGGATTAGTAATATCCATGTATGCCGGTGAAAACGCCACACCCATACCGTAATTTGGTGTTGTTCCTGTTATGATTTCATTTATAAAATCTGTAACATCCACATGTAAATCTTCATTTCCATTATCGAAATGTGCGGTTGCAATTGTTTGTGATGGTGTGGTTGAATAAACACCCTCTTGTGACCAACTATCTAAGGTTGTTCTATTGAACCAGTTGGAAGGTCTCTCATCGAACGTTTCGTTACCCGTAGTAAAGTCGTAAGCTTGTTCGTAGTCAAATCCTACACCCTCATCCCAAAACTCCGTCACGGGGAAGATAACAAGGTTAAAAGAGGTAGTTCTTTCTCTACCTGTACTTCTTTTTAATCCCATCAATCCCTCATCACCGAAAATGGTGTTAGTTAAATGTAGGTAATGTTTTGTGGTTCCATCAAGAACCAACTCACCGTTATCGATTTTAGATTTCAAATCGGTAAAGTCCACTCTAAAAATAAACTTAGAAAACCCTGAACCGTAAAATATCTCAGTATTTGGGTTTTTCGCAGTGTTTATCTGTGAGTCCTTAATTAACGTGTTGTTTTTGTTGAAGTATGAACGGAAATATGACATCTTTTTATTTAATAAATATCAATTAGTTAATTCTAATTGAATCATTTAAAAGGTCATTTCGTAAAGTTGATATTAAATCGTCTAATTTTAACCAATTTGGGTCACCTTTCTCTAATGGTTCGTTAATATTATGTATATGACTATCCATAATATTTTTAAATGCAACTATTATATTATATAGATTTTCACCCCTAACAGTTGCATATGTTTTAGGGTCAATATTTTTAATATAGTTCTCTTGGGTTAATTCATATTCATTTAATTCGTTAAAGTTAATTGATTCAACGTTTACCCCTATATTTGGACTTGTGGACATTAAATACAATTTATCCGCACTTAACGATGCAAATGATTGTTCACCACCACCCTTAATTTGTTTTAATTTCTGAATTTTTTTTACCTCATCAATAAATGGTGCATAAAGACTTGTTTTCGAATAGACTAATCCATTATCACCAATTCTATTTCTAACTTGTATTTTAGAAACTATGGTTGTTTTGTTTTCTTTACCTTGAGTTGTTAATGGTGTGGTTAATAAAAACGTTGGGGTTGGTCTATAGTAAAATGGATGACAGTCTGCAGGTTCGAAAGCTGGGTCTAAATCCCCAATTCCCCTTTGGTCAATAATGTGTAAAATTTCTCTTATGTTCACATAAACACTTTTAATTTTATCAGTGTTGGTTGCTCCCGAAATTACTTTAGAAACCGTTGGTGTAGTTAGTGTATTATCAGTATTAATTAACTTAACACTTTTTCCGTCATTAACATTAATTATAGTATTTTGACCAAAATTAATTGTAGTAAATTTACTACCATATTCTTCTAAAACTTTATAGATAAAAAAATCTAACTTTGTTGGAGATGTAAAACTATCTAAATTAAATTCAACAAGGTATTTTAATTTGGATACAACCATTTTTGGTATCTTAACTTTCTCTTCAGTTAATTCCATTGTATGTGGGAATTTTTTTAATGAGAACCTACCCATTTTTTTTGCAACTTGTGGAAAATCTAAAAGACTTTGTCTAAAGTTACTATTGTTACCGGCATCTTTATTGATTAATGCCCCACCTCTAATTTGAACACCATTCTCTGTGAATATCACGTCAGAACCGTAATCACCATTGATACTAATATCGTTTAATTTGGCAAAGGAACCTTCAGTAAGTGGAGGTAATAATTTACCGTCTTTATTTTTTAAATCTTTTCTATCTGTTACAATAACACCACCGTAAGTTGTGTATTTGTTTTGTGATGTAAATGATTCACTACCGTAATCATGTGGTGAACTAAACGGACCCGTAACATACTCAACATTTTGAGTGTCTTTATCGGTATCATATTTAATTAATTTAATTGACGATTGTATCTTTGGTATAATATTAATATGTGCAGGTAAAAATGGTAAAGCAATAAGTGGGTCATTTTCATCCCAATCTTGATACTTAATTCCACCCTCAATTTCACTAATATATAAACCATATGGTCTGTAACGAACTCTACCAATACCCTTTGGGTCAATATTGTTTACACATACCGCAATGTCAATTATTTTCATATTATGTCATTCTATTTCCTACTTCATTATTCACTGTGTTGTAATGCTCTTCAACAATTTCTAAATGTCTTGTTAAATCGACAATAAGTGTTTTTGTTTTTTCATATTCATCAGCAAGAACGTTACGACTCTCAATTAAATCTTTATTTGATTTATCTTTAACGTTTTGTACTATTTCTATAATTTTATCTTTATCCATTTTAGAACATTTTACCTACTCCCGTTACTAACGGTGAAATTACCGCCGCGGTTGGTCCTGCGGGAATTACTGCTGGTTTTAGTGCAATCTTTATAAATGAATTTGCATCCATTTCTTCACTATGACCATCAATAATTCCTTTTATTATTGAATTTAATTTATTTTCACTACCATATAATGGTCCCATGTTAACTCCCATTGCTGTTAGTCTTTCATTGGCGTTCATAAATGCCCTATCACTACTATAACCTGGTAATAAATCTGAGAAGACTAATAATAACCCCGGTATGGGTAGTTTAATTGGGACATTTAATGCTCCTTGTATTGTTTGTAATATTAAATTAAAAATCGCCTCACAACTTTCAAGTTGTTCCGTTAGAATTTTTACCAATAACGCAATTAATGCCAATATAATACCCTTCCATCTTTTTAATTTATTTTTAAAGATTTTAATTGCAATTTTTTTAATAAATTCTAATAAGTCTTTCTTAATGAATTTCCAAAATTCAGCTAAAAAACGCCAAAATAACGCCTTAACCATATTAACAAATAATTTAGCCAATTTCTTCATAATTTCCTTTGCGGTTAATACCACATTTTGAAATTGTTTATAAAGAATAACAATTGGTAAGAATATTTTAGGTGATAACACACTACTAACTAACGCCTTCGGTAGTTGTAAAATAAAAGTGTTTAAAAGAGATAGTTGTAAATTATCAATGCCTAATCCACCTTGTTCACTGGCATCGGATGATGTTTTTGTTAACGTATCGTCAATATTTTGGTCTAAGTTTTTAGAATTTAATAAAAATACAAAGTCCTCCATGTGATTTGAGTTTATTGGAACTTCAAAATTATCACAATCTCTAAATTTCAAAACTCTTCTTTTTCTATTTACTTCATCATCTAAATCTATACCTTCAACATCATCAAAATCAAAATAGGAAGAAATATCTTCGTCGTCCTCATTGAATTGGTCTGAGGTGTCGGATTTAAGTGGATTCTTTTTTGGCGGACTACCACAAAGTGCAAATAACTTTTGTAGTAACCTATCTAAGTCATTCATACCCGCACTAAAAGAACTTGGTTCACCACCATCTCCTTGTAATGTCATTAACATTGCGGTTTTAACAACATGCTCAATATCAGGAAATTCAATACCATTATAATAGTTGGTTAAAAAATCACCAACTTGAGTTTGTCCCGTTACTCCTTGTAATCCAGCAATATTATATTCCTGACCGTTTGGGTCCCATTGAACTGAAAATAACGTATTATAATCTTTTGTTTGGAAAAAATATGGGTTCGGGTTATCAAAGGTTTCGTATAACTTTCGATTGAATTTAACATTACCTTGATTTGTTGCTTGATTCTCGTACATTATTTGTCCCGACATCGATTCTGGGTCCAATTTTAATACGTTCATGAAATCAAATTCTTTAGGTGATAACGTTACGGTATTTGATGGGAAAACACTATTTCCTCCACACACACCGTCTCCACCGAATAACGTTTGTTTTACAGAATTTAATACGATGTTTTTTGAATCTTGTAAAGTTATGTGCGCGGATTCCTTTGCGTATTTTTTTAATTTACCTTTAATTAATGGTTTCTTTTTGAGGTTGGTATTGTCTTGTGTATCGGTACCTAAAAATCCTTCTGCTGTTTTAATTAATTCCCCAAATACATCCTTTTTGTTTTTTGTTTTACCTTTAACTTTTGAAGTAATATCGGTAATACGTTTGTTCATGAAACCACCAACATCGGGAAGGTCTTCTTTGAAGGAATTAAAAATATCATCAAGCATACCGGGGTCATTATTAATCGCTTTAATGGCGTCTAATTTTGACCTAATTTTCTTTCTTGCTGTATCTATTTTAGACATTATAGTGTGTAATTACCTGTTTTTGTTTCATTATCTTGGTCGTTAACCAATTTCTCAAGTAGGTCTCTATCATCGTCAGATAAGGTTAATTTACCAAATCCTTTATCTCCACTACCACCTGTACTTCCAGACTGTTTTAACAATACTCCCTGTAGTTTTACTAATGATATCTTTTTTTCAGTACAATCATTAAGTATCTTTTGTTGTTCCTTAATGACTGGTCCAATTACACTCATATCTTCAGCGTCTTTCATGAAAGTTAACATCTTCTTTGTAATCAAAGAAGCCGTATTCTTTTGTTCTACGATGTCATTATAGATTTCCTGCATTAAAGCTAACGCGGAATCCATCTCTAATGATATTAAATTTTTTCTAGGTCTCATCTATATAAATAGAGTTTTTATTAATTTATGAAATTAAAAAGTATACCATCGTACATTTTTTTAAATTTCTTAATTGCAACCCTAATTTCTTTAGTTGATAATGATGTCATTTCTCTCAATGACAGGAGGATTAGATTTTTATTAAACTTATTACCTTCTCCAACTTCAAATATTTTGTCAAAATTACTGAAAATCTCAAGTAACGCATACCCGAGCTTTTGTTCGTTTACGTTCAAATCCTCCTTTTCCATGAACTCCTCCAAATTAGTTGTAAGTTTAATGATAACATCCTTATAATCTAAGGGTGTGTGGTCAATAACATACGTTAAATCGGGTCTCTCTTCGATATCCGAGGATATGTCATCATAGGACACCGTTCTATTCTGGTCTTTTTGGTCTTTCTGTATCGCTCCCATAAGGTAGTTTTTACAGATGGTTCCAAAATAAGAATAAGCTTTGTAGTTCTTAGTATGGTCGAATTTATTAATTTTAGTAATAAGAAAGGACATTGTATCTGTATGTAAATCTATAAATTCAAAGTCTTTTCTATATAGTTTGTATCTTCTTATGATACTTTCAACCATGATTGTGAGAGGTTCTCTTAAATATTCATTGAATATCTTGTTGCGTTCCGCGTCGTCAGTACTTTCTAAGTAATTAACTACCGCCTTTTCTTGGTCCTCCCCAAAATAGATTTTTTGGGTTCTGGGTCTTGGCATTAAGCTTTAGTATATAATATCTCACGTTTATTTTTAAAGAAAAATTCTTTCTTTGCAGTATCCAACCAAAATTTTACCTCATCTTCATCTAACTTAATTTTGTCATCATTTTTATATGACCAAAATAATGAATTCTCTCTAAAGTTAACGTGTTGATATCCGATTTTAGGGATACCCATAACTTTAACTCCATTATGTGTTAATCTTAATAATAACTCATAACTGAATGTCAATTTAAGGTTATCCTTAAATGAACCGTTTTCTTTAATCACTTCAGTTTTATATAGTCCACCACTTGTTTGGTAATTTTGATATTCTAAAAGAACTTCATTGTCTAAGTAACCTTGAGTTTCGGTAAATCCATAAGCCCATACAGATTCATTCGTAAAACTTAAAAACGAACCCTCAACATTTACGTCCTTAACAATTGGTAAGAATACGTCAACGTCTTTATAGTTATGTGCATATTCACTAACGGCAGTTAACCAAACTTTAGTGTATTCGTCATCCATCTCTAAAATTGAAAACCATTCGGTGTCACATTTTGTGATACCTAAATTAACTTGACTTGTAAAATCAGTTTGATTTGTGGTATTTTCAATAAAGTTAATCTCTAACTTATCACTCAATCCTAAATCAACTAATTGAGATTTTAATTTTTTTGGGGATACAATTGATAGTTTTACGTCATTATGGAAATCTTCAACAGAATCAACTGCATTTTTCAACATAATAATGTCGTCCTCATCTAATTTATGTACGGGTAAAAGTATTGTTATTTTTTTCATGTTATACAGTTTCTTCTTGTTTTAAATTTGTTAATGCGGTTTTTATTGATTCCGTTCTAATTGAAATTAATGAACTAAACACCGATAGTGTTTTACTGTTATGATTTTCTTTTGAATACGGAATAACAGTTGATTTCATTTTATCTTTAACCTCTTCAGTTAATTCAACACCTTCCAACCAAGCTAAAATGTATGTTGCTAAAATGTCAACTAATTTATTAATGTCATAGGTCCATAATCCATTTTCGTCCATCCAATCTGGTTCTGAATTAGGTATTTTACCAACAACTGGAACACCACATTTCATTGATTCTAACGGAAAGGTTCCGAAAGTACTTTCATCGTCAACCCAAACGGATACCATACATTCTTTTAACGCATCTGAAAATTCAGTATATGTCATTTGAACCATGTCTCTAAAAGTTATCCAACGTAATTGTGGGTATTTTAAATAAAATTCTGAAATTAATTTTCTGTGAATTAATCTGTCTCTGCAACTAATTGCAACAAACGGTTTAATTGTATTTTCACTTGGAGTAAAATTCTCACCAATAAATGGTGGAATGATATGAACTAAACTTTCAGGGAAATATTCTAAGATATATTTCTTAGATTCTTCGGTTGTGGTAATTGCTTTATCAAAACCATAGTCACTCCATTTACTACCAATCGATAACGTTTCAAAAATATAGTCTTTTTGTTGTACTAAAATTACTTTAACAGACTTAACGTTTGTTAATTGTGGTAAAACATTTGAATAGTGTTCTGGCACTACGATGACATCGTCAACCATAATCTCAATTTTATCATCCTTAATTGAAACTACATCCAATTTAAGATATTCTTCAGTCAACCAATTTTGTACACCTGTGTACGTTTTATCTTCAACTAAGATTTTGGCGTTATATCCATTTTCTTTCAATACAAGGGCCATGTCATAAATATTTTTTACGGATGCTCTTGGATTGTTCTTAGTGTCATAAGTTAGAAAGTAAATTATACTTTCCTTATTTTCGAGTCTACCTAATGCCGACTCTAATTTTTCAATGTTTGTTTGATTTTTGCTCATTCTTCGATTAAGATTTCGTTTTTTAATAGTGTATTAAATGCCAATTTAAAAGATAGTGACATTTCATTGGTGGCAAACGCCCCCATCTGTTCGTCAATTTCTTGATATTCTGACAATATTCTTTCTAAACACATTTTTATTATTTCATACTTGAATATGTTTATTTCAGTTGCTTGGGTTCCGTCTTCGTCAATGACAGTTTCATTTGTTTTACATTTCTCAGTAATTGAGTCAATGTCGACGTAATAATATTTTCCGAGGATTTCAACCATGATGTTTCTATTTCAGTTAATTTATTAATTTCTAATGGATTAGTAAAGTGTTCATTATACTTGGTGTTAAATTTCACCACTTTTTTATTCTTTGGACATGATTGGATTATGTTTAAACTATCGGTAATCCATAAATCACAATTTTTCCAAGCAGAATCTAAGTTTTCTGTTTTTACAAATTTAATATTATCACCTAAATAACCATTTTTGGAAAGAAAAAATAAAGTTGCGGGTTTCGCTTTACCTAACTCGTCCAAACCAACAAGAGTTATGTTATGTTCTTTATTTTCGTACAATAATTTGTTTAAATCGGTAAAAGTTGTGGAGTAACTAATCCCCGCATGTCCAAATATTTCTATTGGATATTCCATAAACAAAAAAAACTCATACTCGTCCCTTGATTGGAACTTGTAGGAGTTTAATAAGTTATTATTTAATATAGGTTTAGTTACCCCATATTCAAAATCGGTTTCATTTTCAGTTTCCGATACGATAAATGATTCACCGTAGTGATAGTCAAATTTTTGTATTGTGTTTCTTAAAACACCATCAATACTAATGTATACTTCCATAAAAGAAATATACAATCAAATATGTTATAAGTAAACCCTAATCGTATCTATTAAGGATTTCCGATATGATTGGATTTCTGACGATGTCTTCCATACCAAATTCAAATACTCCAATACCTCTAACGTCACCTAATCTTTTCTTAGCATCGTACAAACCTGATTTCGTTTTATCTTTATATTTGTCAGATTGTTCTAAATCTCCCGAAAGGAAAAACTTTGAATTATAACCAATACGAGTCAATAATAATTTAATCTGAGATGGTGTTGCATTTTGTGCTTCTTCGAAAACAAGAATAGTGTTATCCACATTCCATCCTCTCATGTACGCCAATGCCGCGACTTCAATATATCCCTCATCTTTCAATTGCTCTCTCGCCTCTTTACCGATTATCTTATTTAACAAATAATACGATGGGTATATGTAAGGGTCTAATTTTTCTTCTAAACCACCTGGTAATGAACCTAATTTTTCTTCAGCTTCTACTGCAGGTCTAACGATTATTATTTTTTCATATTTGTTATCGTTATCATGTAATAAATCTACTGCTCTTTTCATTGCTATGTATGATTTACCAACCCCGGCAGGTCCAAAACATAATGTAATTTGATTTTCACCTAAAATGTTCCAATATTTTTCTTGGTTACTAGTTAAGAATTTCTCTTTTGGTTTTTTAATGATTTCTCTAATTCTGTCCTTATGTGAAATCTTTCTTTCTTCAACAACCACTGTGGGTTTTTGTCTACTAACTTTAGGTTTTACGCTCAAAATGTGTTTTTTAGTTTCTTATTATTATTAACCTATAAATATCATCAATTACCGGTTGAGCCGAACCCACCATCACCTCTTTCTGTGTCTGATAGTTCCTCACTTTCAACCATACTGACTTTAGGGTAAGGTAAAATAATGATTTGAGACCCTCTATCCCCAACTACATATTTATCTGAAGAATCACCTTTCAACCAACTTGTTTTTTTGAATGTTGCTTGTATTTCCCCTCTATATCCACTATCGATTACTCCCACACAATTAGTTAATGATAGGTCATATTTTCTAACGGATGAACGAGGAAAAACTAATCCAACATAATTTTTAGGTATTTCTAATGCAATACCAAAACCGTATGTAACATCGGTGGTGGTTTCCGAAATAATACTTGTTATTGTTAAATCCATTCCAGCATCTCCATCTTTTGAATATGTTGGGATGACTGCGTTTGCGTCTAACTTTTTAACTTTAACTTTTAATAAACCACCTAAAGCGACTTCATTATTTTTAACTAATTCAGATTGAACATCATTTGATAATCCTCCCAATACTTTATTTAATTGAGTCATAAAATCTGACTCGTCAATGTCATCATCATCACTTAATTGTTCATCTAAATCTTGTAGTTTTTTCAAATAGTTTTCGATATCACCTTTATCCATTTTGACTAACTTTTTTTTCTATAATCCATTTATCTAACTTCTTAATTCTGTCTTTTAAGTCGTTATCTTGAGGTCTTAAACAACACTCCACGAATATGTCCGTTACTCGTTGTAATTCCTCAAATGTAACCATGACACCAACCGTACTAAGGTACTCTAATGCCATTTTACTTTGTGATTGACGCATAATTTGTATGTCTCTACTGTGAAATTCCATAATACGGTTGGTGTTTAGGGTTTATTAATTTTTGTAATACTCTGGTGTGTTTTTACTATCGATAACACATTCGATGGCCATTTTGCCGACGGAAATACTTTCACTTGAGCGTGTATCTCCTGCTCTGTACTTAGATGCCACTATTGTTGCTTCTTCTACTGATTCAGCTTCGATAATGTATTTGTACTTTTTAACTCGTGGGTTACCTTCTCTGTCCAATTGTTCTGACTCGTAACCGATTGTAACTAAATAATGCATAATTGTTTGTTTTAATTGTTAATAATTGATTTAATAAATTCTACTCTATCTTTACATACTTTTTTCATTGAGTATGTGTCTTTTACTGTTTCATATAATCGATTTCCTAAATCTTCAATCATGTTTGGATTATCGACTAACTTCTTCATGTGTTTTGCCCATTCTTTATGGTTTCTATTTTTGTCCACCAATAGTCCATTACCGTTATCGTTAAATTTACCTTCATTAACGGCACTTATAATGTCCATAGTATATGGGTCAGATTCACTTGCAATTACCGCTTTTTTATGGAACCCTGCCTCGATAATTTTTAATTGTGATTTATTACCATTGAAGGTTGAGGGAACCAACGGAGCCAAAGATACATCAAAATGATTATAATTCAATGCGTATTTTGAAATTGGCATTGTCCATCTTCTTCTATATGGTAAATCAATGTCATTATATTCCTCTTCTTTAAATGAACTAAGAAATTTTAAATATTCTTCGTCTATTGCTCTGTAATTGTCGGTGAAGATTTTTTCATATTGAAACCAAACTGTTTCATGTGGTTTAATGTCTCTTTGTCGTCTTTGACCTTGTTCATTAACTTCCGTTACAGTACCTCTTAAGTCAAACCCACATAAAACAAATTGAACCTTGTCTTTATGTGAAGAATATACTGAATTGATTCCACTTGTCATCAAATCTAAATCATGAAAATGGGAAGAACCTCCTAACCAACCAAATCTAACTTTATCGGATTTTGTGGGATTAGGTTTGTATTGCGATTCAGTTTCATCGATAGCGTTTGGAAAAACGTGAACATTGTTTAACCCGAGTCTTGATTTGATTGTGTTTCTGAATATTGGTGTGGTTACGGTAATGTAATCGGCAGATTTTAATAGTTGAACTTTTTTCTTTGGTGTTCCCGATTTAACAATTTGTACGTGCATTGGGTGTCTGAAATCAGGTTCCCAATAGTCATCATTATCTACTATTGTTATAATTCCTTTTTTCTTTAACCATTCAATTCTTTCGATATTTCTTTCGAACTCAGAACTTGAATGTATAAAGCTATGAAAAACTACAATGTCGTAATTTTCAAACTCCTTATCATCATCGGGTACATTGGATTTTATATCTATGTGAAAATCTTCACCATAGTTTTCCTGAATAAACGTGTACGGACCTAAAATTCTAAATTTACCAACTCCATGTGAATCGGAGGGTATTGCTAATATTCGTATTTTTGACATATAATTCTTTATCTAATTAAAATATAGACAAAAAATTCCATTAAATCAAATATTATTTAGATTTATTTACACCAGTAATTTTACCTTTAAAGATTGAATCTCCAACCTTTAGTACTAAATTTTCGTTGATTGATTGTGTTGTAGACGCGGATAAAATCTGATTTAACTTTTCATCCATAACCTTTCTAACGGTATTTTCAATTAGGGTGGCAATTGCGTTCATGTCAATATTACCACTAACTTGTTGAGTTGATTTTTTAGGTTGTGGAGGTCTTGCGGCAGCATTTTCAGCTTCCATTAATCTTTTTGCTCCTTTAACGAAATCCATGTCTAATGTATCACTAAGGGATATTTGTGATATTGGGTTTTCCATCATTGCTTTTTTAATTGCGTCGGGTAATTTAGAATTTTGAATTCTATCAGCATTCATCGGTTGACTAACTGACCTCATATTTGGGGTAGACTGTGTTGATGGGACTTGTACTGGAATTTCATCATAATCGTCATAATCATCATTACGATTAATCATACTTTCATCTATGTTTCCTTTCTGATAATTACCAGAATCAACTTTATTTAATACCTTTTTTGCCTGTACTAATCTTTGCATCAAGTCATTTGATGTAATTGGGCCGTTATTTAATTGTGACATATTCTAAATATATTTTAAAATTATGAATTAATCAACTGTTTAAATCTAATTTGTATTTTATATCTTTCAGATAACGTTTCAGGACTTAAGTCGCTTACTGTTATGTTATCATTAGAAAGAAGTGAATCTATTTGTGTTTTTGAGGTTTTTTGAAATCTATTTCTTGTTCCTTCACCTGGTCTATCATTACCTGAAACCTTTCTTTGGTAATTTTTCCACTCATCTTCTTGTTTTCTATACAAATCACTTAAAGCGTCTTGATAATCTTTAGTTGTTATTGTTTTTTGTCCGTTAGTATCAACAATCTTGGATTTAAGACCATTATATATTTCACCTGAATAATCTTTATTTGATGTTTCAGGATTCTCAATTGTTTTTGGTTCCGATGGTTCGGGAGTAACTTCTGGTTTAATTGGGGTAACTTCAGGTTTAATCGGTGCAACTTCGGGTTTGGTTGCTGTTGGTTTTTTAACCGTTGGTTTAGTGATTGGGGATTTTGTATACCTCTTGTCATCCTCAAACCAATATGGTGACATGATATCAACACTTGATAATGATTTCATTGCTCCGGGTGCTTTACCTTTAACAAACCCCGGTATGTCAATTAATTTAAATGGTTGTGCACCTAAATTAAATTTAACTTCGGTAACTCTATCAACCCTAAACATTTTCCAATTAGGTAATCCTTTTTTAGAAACACCTTTACTGACAAACGCCCAAAATACTAAATTTCCACTTTTGGCATTTTTACCTAATATTACGGGTTGTATGTCAATTCTCTTACCTGATTTAACCTCATCCGAAGGACCACCATAGTTAATTGTAATTGGCAAACGATTACTAATCGATTTCCTCAATAAATCTAATTTACTATCTTGTTCAAGAATTAAAGTTGCTATTTCTGTAATTTGAAACATTAAAAATCTGGATATGTGTTGTTCAACTTAAATTTATTTATTCCTGTAACTTGTGTTCTTGTATTAATATCGGTTAACGAACCAATACTTTCATTGTATTCACCTTTACCCTTTTCATCATTATTTGACAATGCGTTCGGATGTGTAAGACCGTATCCATTATCCTTATTATAAGGATTTCTACCAACGTTATCAAGTCTATTTTGAATGTCCGAAGAAGAACCTATGTTGTCATTATTTTCACCCTTACCTTTTTCATCTCCGTCAGACAATGCGTTTACATTTGTAACTCCATATTGATTTTGTTGTTGGTAAATGTTTCTTGACAAGCTCTCGTTTCTACTTAAAATATCGGTTCTTGAACCAATACTACTATTATAATCTCCTTTACCTTTTTCATCTCCGTCAGACAATGCGTTGATATTCGCTTCAGAATATCCATTACTTAGATTGTATGTGTTTCTTCCTAAACTTTCATTTCTATTTAAAATATCCACAGACGAACCTATGTTACCTGAAATTTCACCCTTACCTTTTTCGTCTCCGTCAGATAAAGCGTTTATGTGGCTTGAATTGTATGCTCCGTCAGTTGTGTAAGAATTACGTGCTAAACTTGCAACTCTTTCTTTTTCTGCTAATTGTTCTAATAATGTTGCCATATTATTTCTTTAATTTTTTACTTTTTGTTAATTCCTCAAATAGTTTTGAAAGTGATAATGAAGAGACTGATGTCTTTTCTGAATTACTTTTCATTGTATTGATTGGTGTTTTATAACTATCTTTCTTTGTGTGTGAACTTAAATGTGAATTTTTTCTCATTCCATTAATTGCACCAATATTATCGGCTCTTTGTCTTGAATCTTTTCTATTTGAAACTTGACCTCTTTCCAAATGTAAAATTTGATTACCCCACTTTTCCATTAACTCACCTCCACATAATTCATATTTTACACCTTCATTGGTTTTATCCATGTACTTCATGTCGTGTAAAATTCTTTTAAGTTGGTTGTAATTAACTTTTTTTGTTTGTAGTAAATTTTTTGTACGCATAGTACCATCCGTGTCTGAACTATTTTGAGATAGTTTAGTTGCCAAATATTGTATGATATTTTCAGGTAGGTTAAACTCTCTACCCATTAATTCTTTATTCATTGTCGTTTAGATAGTCTAATATGTCTTTTACTGTTAAATCATTATCTTTTAAAGAACTCTTTAAAGATTTTAATTGTCTCATTAAAATTGGGTTAATTTTTTTTTCGTCTATTTCAGTTTGGTCGTTTTTAACCAAATCATCTGATTTTGTTTTTTTCTTTAAGATACTTTCGATATATTCTTCAATGAATTTTTTAGAAGTTTCAATAAGTCTAACTTTATCTTCGGGTAGTTTTTCATCGTAACCCATTTTCGCCATTCTTTCTTTTGCTTCTTCGTCTGAAAGACCTAATTCATCCTCAAAATGACTTTTAGCATCTTCAATGTCCTCATCGTTTCCTAACGTGTCTTCATATCCCAATGCCTTACTCATATCAGACTCTCCCCAATATCTCATTGTTGTAGCACCTTTTCTTGTTCCACCCGCAATACCGAATGTTCCCATTTGTCCCATCGCTGACCTAACAACGTCATCACTTGTTGATTTTGATGTAATACCTTTAGTATTAGCGTTTGCAGGTTTTGAACCTGTCATGATGTTACCATCAGCATCAACAATCTCATCAAATTGTAACTCTTCTTGACTTGGGTCGGTTTCATCAACCTTATTTGGTATTTTTTTATAGTCAGTCTTGTCTGATAACTCTTTTGCCATCTTACCCCACTTTTCTTTTTCTTTCTTAGTTGCACCCTTCTCGTTGGCCTTAGCATAGAAGAAACGTTGTTGCGATTTTGACGCAAATTTCTCTTCAATTACCTGTTTAATAAAATTATTCATCTAAATCAGTTTTATTATAAATATCAAACGAAGGGAAAGATATTTATAATAACATGAATAACCAAAATATTTTAAAGTTTTACGGTACCAAGTTGGATATAAAGTTAGATAGTTCAGAATTATATGACTATGAATTATCCAAGGTTCAAGGTGATTACAACGTAGATGTGCTAGATTTAGGTACGCAAATCAACTATTCTGGATTAACAATTAATGATTCTTTAGGTGGATTTAGTTGTCAAAGACAAACTATTACCCTAAAAGAAGTTGATAATAGAGTCAATAATGTAGATTACAACTACCTTGATGTCATTATGACGGTAGATTATTCCCAATTTGTTAGTCATTTTGGGGTGGGGTTTATACATACGATACTTAATAATAATATTTTTAGTTTAATTTTAAGTGACGATAATGTTCATTATTTTAAAATTGTTGCATTTAATAGACCGTTGGAGGACCCAAGGAATGACGAAAATGGTATTTTAAACGTAACTGACAACTCACTTATTACATCTTTAGATGGATTTAATATATCATATACCGAATCGATATTATCAAAAGATGACGTTCCTTTAACCTTTAATAGTGTAATTGACGATTTTTCAACCGAAGTTATTGAATGTGAAGAAAAATTAGAAAGTTTAACTAAATGTTGTTCACAACCTTTAAAGTTATCTAATAAACCTTGGGCTTATAAATTTAATACGGGTGACGGTATAGATAATTGTGACCCAATTATTAAAAGAAGAACTGAAAAAGGTTGGACTTTAGATTTTATTTTTAATAGAGAATCGTTACCGTGGTCAGCTGGCGGTGTTTTTTATTATATTGGTGTTAGGGGGGATGATGACGTAAGAAATTATGCGGATAATAATTTATCTTTTCGATTTACTCCCGATAAAAAAATAAAATGGAATTCTTTTCATTATTCAGGTTATTGTGGTACAAATGGTTACGGTGAGGATTTTTATCTTGCAAGTGGTGAAACACCTCAATTGTGTGTTAACGATGAAGATAAGGATTTTAACATAACAATTGTTTTTGATAGAAATAAAAGATTAACTGATTGTAATATTGAGAATGACGGTGGGTGGAACGATATGGTCGGTTTAAAAACTATAGACTACGTTAACACCGAAGTTACCGCAGTAACTTCAACAACAACCACAATCTACAGTACTACCGAAGAATTAAATAAAAAGTGGGCAGATGAAAGACAAGATAGGTTAGGTACGTTAAAAATCTATCTAAATGGTAGACCAATTTATAAATTAAAAAATTGGGAGGAGATAATAACGTCAGATAGAGGGGTGCAACCACATGTTCAATCGTGGGGTGGCGGTACAGGATTAATGAATAATGTACACAATGGGGTTTCTTGTTTTAACATTAAGTCAATAAAATATTATGAGGACCCATTAGACTTTGTACATGTTAGACATAATTTCTTAACGAGATTAAATCAATATGATTTTTCAATATGTGGAATTAATTGTGATGATGATATTTCAGGTCTTCCTATTCCTACACCAACTCCAACACCTACCCAAACTAATACTCCAACACCGACATCAACGAGTACTCCAACACCTACACCCACACCTACACCCACAGTTGAACCAATTAGTTTTGATTTAGAAATTGAAGTGTCTTCTGGGTCGATTATTGTTGATTTTACCGTTATTAGTAGTAAGTTAATAAATCAGGAAATAACAATACCTGTTATTTCGTATCTAAATCTATTATCATCTGAGGTATTAACGGTTCAAGCTGACGTTGTTATTTTATCTGGCCAAACATCCGGCACAACTAGAGTTGAATTTGTCGATAGATTATTTAGTGAATTAGATTTAAGTGGTGACATTAATGTTGGACAAATATTAATAGATGGTTATGAATATGAAGTGTTTGCACAATTAGTGTTTAATACACCTACACCTACAAGTACTCCGGTACCTACAGATACTCCAACTCCAACTGAAACTCCTACCCCGACTCCAACATTCACTAGTGCCCCAACTGTAACGCCTACACCTACACCAACGGCAACAGAGACAAGTACACCTACGCCGACACCAACGTTAGAACCAACACCAACTCCAACATCAACACCTATTATACCTAATAACGACTTTACATATGTGATTATTCCCGGTAATGATATACTATATGTGATTATTCCAAATAATGATTTTACTTATAGATTAATACCAACTAACGATTTAAATAGTACAATAATACCTAGTAGTGATTTAGAGTATTTGGTACTACCGTTAAACGACATTAATTACACATTAATACCAAACACAGATTTATCATATACATTAATTCCAAATAATGATATACAATATAATTTATTAAACCCGTCAACAAATTTTTATGGTTTAATATCAATAGGGGAGGGTCCTGATGTTTGTGACTGTCCAGAGGGTGAATGTCCAAGATTTTATGTGACAGGAGATGGATTAACGTTTTGTGAATCAAATATTTTTGTTTCAAACGAATTTACAGGATTTAACGGTTATGGATATATCACATATGGTGGTTATTTTAAATCTATTAATTTAGATGGCACTAATACCGCAACATATAGAGATGCGTGTGCACCTTGCCCAACAACACCGACACCAACTCCTATACCAACGGAAACTCCAACACCAACACCTACGGAAACAAGTACCCCAACCCCAACGGCAACAAGTACACCAACACCAACAATGGTTCCATATAACAAAATTGTTGACTTAAACATAAATGATTCAATATCATATTCTGGAAGTGGAACAACGGTTACGGACATTTTGGGTAACACTAATGCTTATTTAAGTAATGTATCAACACATCAAAATGATGGATGTACTTCATCGATTGTCCTAAACGGTAATGACCAATTTATTATTACCACAACATCAATTGAATCATTTTATGATACTACAGATACATCTATATTCCTTTGGGTTTATTTAACCGATAATGGTGTAATATTGAGTGAACAAGGTGGAGGTGGGTTAAACTTTGATTGGCACGATTCACAAATTGAGTTGGTTAATGGAACATTGAAGTTTAGTGTTTGGCCATATGATGGTATAATAACATCATCAATATCAACACCTCTTAATAATTGGTACTATATTGGATTTATACAGAATGGTACAACTTTAACCGCATATGTAAATGGTCAAAGTGCTGGTTCATCAACAGTTGTTAGACAGGTACCTCAACAAATAGGTGGTAATGGTTTATATTATGCAATAGGTGCACCAGATAGTACAAACTTAGGTGATGGTTCATATTCTGCATTGAAATTTGGTAGATTAGAAATATGGGATGGTGCAATTTTATCTTCAGATGTTTTACAGAACTATAATGATTCAGTAACCACTTGGATTTGTCCTACCCCAACACCAACTTCTACAAGTACACCGACACCAACACCTACACCAACACCTACACCAACACCTACACAAGTTTGTGATACATTTACATTTAATAATGTTAATTCAACTACAACTTATAATAGTGCAACCGGAGGGTCAGATGGTGGATGGATTTCGTCGGCATATTCTACAGAAACGTATAGTAATCCTGTATCTGTAACATTTCAAACTTCATCAAATGGTAACTATCTTATGGGTGGTTTTTCTACTAACCCAACTTCATATGAAGATACATATCAAAATATAAGATATGGACTTTATGTACAAAATGGCTTCTTAGAGATTTATGAAAATGGTGGTCAGGCAACCGTTCCGGGTAGTATGACTAACTTATCAACTGACATATGGAAAGTAGAATATGATGGAACAAATGTTAAGTATTATAAAAATAGTAGTTTAATTTATACATCACCAAACCCTGTAACACAACCATTACATATATTCTTTGCTCTTTTAACACCTAATGAAGGGGTTACCGATGTTTGTGTTATCGGGACACCAGACCCTTTACCAACTCCTACACCGACACCGACCGCAACAAGTACACCAACACCGACTCCAACAGAAAGTCCTTTAGATTTTGAAATTTCAGGTACTTGTGTTGATGACGGTGCGGTTAGTACACATCACTACACTGGTGGTTCAGGTTTTTATGATAGAGGTAATGGATTATATGATACCGAATTGGAGGCATTGAATGAAACGCAATGGTCAACAGTTTTGAATCCTAATGGTTATGTTGGTTACGGTCTTCCAATATCCAACATTACGAAAACATATTGGGTTGCGATGAGAGATAGAAACAACCAATCAAATATCATTGCAAAATCAATATTAGTTGATTGTGCACCAACACCTACTCCGACGAGTACACCCACACCTACTCCGACGAGTACACCCACACCAACACCTACTCCGACGAGTACACCCACACCAACCCCAACACCAACGGCAGAACCGTCAGGTCTTATAGTTACAATTTTAGAGGTTGGTTCTAACGTTATCATGTCAGGTTCGGGTTCACTTAATGTTACGGGACTAATTGAGGGTTCGGTACAAACGGCCGGAGGTGTTAACGGTACGTTGGGTTATTGGGTGATTGGTCAATCCAATCTATTTTTTGCTAGGAAATTTTTTGGAAATAATCTAAATGTTTACCCTAATAGTTTCGGTTCAGGATATACGGCACCAACATCATACTCAGGACAAACATTTGGTATTCAGGATGGGTCACTAGGTAAAGATATTATTTTACCAATTGGTTACACTTCAGGTAGTCCATTAAGTGGAACTGCAACGTTTGCAAATAAAACAATATCAAGTATGGGATTAACTCCTGGTACTTATCTGTATGATTGGGGAAGTGATTCGATAACATTACAAATCGGTTCTTAAAAATAAAAAGTAACAAATAATAAAAGATACAACAGAATAAAGTATTTATAATAGACAAAATTAACAAACTATGGCAGTAGGAGCAAGAATAACAAGTACAAACTTAAGTGGTAAGACAGCAACAGTAACGTTTATACCATATACAGGGGCAACATCAGGTACCACGGTAAACCTTGGAACTAAAACAATCCCTTTCAATAACATCAATACACACCCGTATGGTGTTTATAATCTATACTTTGCTGAGTATGATTACACATACTCATTAACTGTAGACCAACCAGCCACAAGTGTTCAATCTTTTGTTTATCAAAATGAAATGATTAATTCTGACAACTATGGTGCTGCGTTTTTGAATTTTAACGACTTTACCGCAGAAATTATTGACTTAGGTGTTGATACTAATGTATGGAATAATCAGAATATATATGTGTTAGATAATTCAGGTTATATGCACTATTTCACAGGTGTTGACGATGGTGATGATAGATTAGTGA